TATTGCTTGACTTCCAGATCCTCAGGCATCTTTAGCCTTTCTATCGCTGGGGTGGGTGGTCGGGCAGCCCCGCACGTGGTGCACTCAGGAGCGTCCGTACCCCCATGGGTATGTGGTGGGACGTCTCTCGAATGATCCATCACACAGGATCGATCTCGCTGTGCAGCTCCGGCACGTAGTCCGGGTGCTTCCGTACGTGGGCCTCCACCATCGCCTTCGCCTTCTTCATGCTTTTCAGGCTGGTGAATGCTCGGTCACAGCGCGGGCAGTAGGCTATGTGAGTAGCCATCAGAGTCTCAACCTTCCGTCGTAGTCCTCGTGCTCTGCACCTGGGTGATCGACCCGCAAGACGCAGAAGGATCCGCCGCCCTCGGGCAAATCTGAAACCCATTCACTGCAGGCCCGGTAGAAGTTCTCTCCCTTGTATGAGATGACGTTCCTGTCCGGACCGATGAAACACTCAGGCCCAAGACTGAGGAAGCCGGCCTCGTTCTGTTCGTCCTTGGTCTGCTTCTTCTTGCGACGCCAGAACCTCATACCGTCACCTCCTCCGGCTCGTCGTCGAGGATGGACTCGCTGTCCGCCGGCGTGAGCCCTGCGTATTTGCGGTCGAGATCGTCCTCGTTGATGGTGACGTAGATCTTCTTGAGGTAGGCCTTGCGGCCCTTGTTGCCGTTGACCTCCCAGTCGTAGGCCCTCACGATCAGGTCGACGTTCTTGATGTCAGCCCAGTCGAAGATCTCGATCTCGTCAGCCCCTAGGTCGGAGCGCCCACGCGACGTGATCATGATGCACTGCGGCGGTCGACCCTTGCCGTAGTTGACCTTGACGGTCATGTGGTAGTCGGGCTCCTCATCATCCCGGGCCTTGAGGGCCTTGACGTTCCACCCCTCAGCAAGGAGCTTGTCCGCCTGGTCCTTGTTGAAGACGACGCTGAAGTTGCGATCCCCCTCGCTGTTGTACTGCTGCTCCTTGCCGGCGAAGTTGCGGAAGAGCAGGCGGGCGTCCTCGATGAGGAGTTCGTTGTCCTGTAGCATAGTTACTCCTTCACGAACATGTTGTTGAAGTGCTGCGGCCACCGGGTGTGGAACTCGCCGAGGTGATCCTTGATGACGAAGTCGCCTTCGCTGGCTCGGACCACACCGCCCCACGATGGGATGTTGATTCCCACATAGCGTTTCTCGGAGTCGAGGGCGTCGGTCTCCTCGATGGGGGTTCCATCGCACCACGCAACGACCTGATCGACGTTCTCCTTGGTCAGCTGGATGGCTTCGATGGCATCGAATCGCTGTCCATCGGTGTTCTTGCGCTTGTATCGTTCCACGGGTCCTCCCACGTGTTGTTGAACTGCATGATTTGGTCAGCTAGGGAGCCGACGATGTAGGCCAATGTCGACAGCCATTCTCTCATTGAACGCATACATCGACCTCCTTGTTTTCTGAGCGGTCACGCGGAACCGATAGGGCACCTCCAACATCGACCTCTGGGCCGCAAGAGACGGGCTGTAGTGTCTACGGTGCCACATCCGAAGATCGTGATCGATCTCGGACATGGCCACGTAGATCTTCGCCTCGAGGATCAACTTCTCCTCCAAAGTCATAATTGTTACCTCACAAACGTGTCGAAGTTTCCGAACTTCTCGATGGTCTTGCGCGCCTCATCTACAAGGCGTTCGTAGTAGCTCATGTCGATCTTGAGGTCTGGGATGGACGCTGCCATCTCTGCCTCCAGCCAGAGGTACCCCTTCGTACCAGTGACGGCGTAGTGCTTACCGTCCTTGATACGCCAGAGCATCGCTCCACACTGCCCCTCTTCCACAGGGACAAATCGACCAGTACGCCCGACGAAGATCATGCCCTCCTGCTGGAGGACTGCCGGACGGGTGTGCTCGAAGTGCAGGTACATAGCCCCCTGCATGACCTGCTTCGTCTCACACAGGTCATCGAACGTGATGGACTCACCCGTGAACAGTGTCTTGTAGACATACGGGTGTGCGAACTGAGCACCCACTGCGGTCCATCGGTCCTTGTGGGCGATGATGTGAGCGTTTCCGTCGTTTGGCCAACTCTTTCTGGCGATGTACACCGCGTCGTTGACGAGACAGAACTTCTCGTAGTTCGCATCGAGCTCGAAGTCGTATCCGTACTTCTGTCCATAGTCTTTGACGAAGTCGATGATCTCCTGAGTGGCTCCCGGGATCTTGATCGAGTCCGTCTTGATGTGCACCACCTTGTAACCCTGCTCCTGAACAGCGTGCTTCAGATCGATCATGAACAAGGCTCCACGCTTCGCGACGATGTTGTCCATGTTGCGAATGTCACGGAACGCGTTGTCGAACTTGGCTGACGTAAGACCGTAGACGATGTTGATCACGATCTTGAGTGCGTAAGACAGAGCGTCAGCCTGTGCGGGGTCCTCGAGGAACGGGGCGAGCTTTCCACCCAGCATCTTTCGGGCCTCGTCGTAGTCATTGTGCTTGATGGCGATTCGAGCGTTCTTCAGCGCTGAGAAGTTGGGGGTGTACTCGCCGAAGAGATTGAGCTGCTCGATTGATGTGGGGTGCATGGATGCGATGTCAAGTTCCACGACATCCTCGTACATGCCTGGTTCGGCATACACGTAGCCACCCTCGCCCACGATCTCGTCACGGTAGTAGCTCTTCCCGAGCTTGAACTCATAGCCAGGGAACTCCTTGTCAAGATGCGTGTACTTGAAGCTCGCCTGCGGGTTGCGATCGTTCCCGAAGATGATCTTCGCTGTGTGACGCTGAGTGGTGTCGTTCACAGACAGACCACTCAGCTCGGCAAGGATCTGCCGTGCGATGAAGTCCTGCTTGCGTGCGTTGAACGTCACCTCAGTAGAGCCGACGTCGTTGCAGCAGTAGTCCACCACACGAGGGATGTCCTCGTCCTTGACCGGCTCATCCCACGGGAGGTCTAGCTCCTTGTGCGGGATGCCCAGTTGGATCTGGAACAACTTCAGCGACTGCTTGACCGAACTGAAGTCGTAGATGTCGGCATAGCTGAGGTTGTAGGCCTCTCCGAACATCGCATTCCGGTTGTTGGCGATGATCTTCTGGCTGAGCTCGTACAACTGCTGGTTGTCGTAGCCCATGAATGCACCCCAAAGGATGTGGTTGTCGTACCGGCGGCAGTTGAACCCCACCAGTTTGAAACCAAACAACCCCTCGACTTCCTGTGATGTGGGGTTGATCATCCGTACGTACTCAGCGTCGCCGGCGTACTTCCAGCAGATGACGAAGAGGTTCGGGTAAACCTCCACATCGAAGAAGACGAGCCGATCGTCCTTGGCATCCTTTACAAGGTCGACAATGTCGACACCCTTGAAACGCATGTGCTGGACTACCTTCAAGGCCTGCAAAGGCTGGTTCGTGCTGTTGTTGGCGAAGGCGACGATGGTGCTGCGCATGTCTGTCAGGTCGTATTGCATACCTGACTCGTACGCATCGTCCAGGATCTTCTTGATGAAGTCCACGGACGGCTTGGTTCCCGAGTGGAACTCCTTCTGAAGGTTCCGCTTGATCAGGTCGCGAAGACCCTTCTCACTCTGGATCTTCTGAACTGATAGCATCTTCTTCTCCTTCAGTGGCAGTCCTCCGGTAAGTCGCGCCACCGGAACGTGATTACACTTCGTGACCCGTCGTCGTAGACTAGAGTCACCAAGGAGCGTCTTGACCTCAATTCCATTAGCGTAGCTTGACGCAAGTTGGGTGACGTCTCCTTCATAGTCGTAATGAAGGTGTATACCCGAGCCGCCCTTGCTGAGCTCAGCGTAAGTGGCCGGCCATACAGAAGCCGCTTCCAGATTTCGTTCAAGAGACTTGACACCCCCCTCATCCTTCAGATCGAAGTCGATCACGATGTGCTGCTCGGGTACCTTGACGAAGTGCAACTTGGACGTGTCGATGTCCGCAAGCGTGGTCTTGCAATTCGCCCATGAAACCTTAGGAGTCTCTGCCGTGGAGGAGTACTGAGCCGGCTGCTCAGCAAGCACCTCGTCTAGCAGAGACTCTGTCTCTTCGATCACCAAGCTGAAGGTCTTGTCCTTCTTGGACTCGGTCTTGAACTTGCTAGCGTTGAAGCCTACGTACACGCTTCTCAACTGCTCGCCGTCGACCTCGTGCCGCTCGTGGAAGTGATCGAAGTAATTCCGCAGTTCCTCACGCACCTTGTACTGCGGCAACACCTTCTCGATGCCTGTGTCAGAGCAGTACTCCTTGTACAGGGCGTATGCCTGCCGCAGAGTTGTTGTGTCCTGCTCCTTGAACACGTCGAAGTGGGCCTCGATGTAGTTGAAGAACACGTCGGTCTGAAGCATCATCTCGAGAGGCTTGTAACCGTTGTAGTAATTCTTTCCCAGGTCGAGGTACACCTGCAGACAGTGGTGCGCGATTGCACCGAGCTCGAAATCAACCTGAGCCACGAGGGTGTTGTAGTGGTTGGTCGGGATGATCACGCCCGTGGGGTGGACGTCGATCAGCCTTCGAATGATCCCCGACTTGGCGTCAGAGATTTTCACTGGTTGGTTCGTACCCATGAGGAGGAAGGCCTTCACCCGATCGCTGAACGTGGGCTTGTACTTCTCATTCATGGGCATCATCTCGTGTGAGATGATCGAGTTGAGCTTGGTGTTGTCCATGATTCTCGACAGGTCACCGTCGTGCTGGATTGCAACGAGCGGGCCGTGCTTGAACACCTCGGTTGCGAAGTCGCTGCCTCCACTACCAAGAGCCTTCGCGTCGAATGTGGTGGTGTAGCCGGTGAACAGCTTCTCCACCACATCCAGAATCGTGGACTTACCCGTACCCTGAGGACCGTAGAACACCAAGAACTTCTGGATCTTCTTGGAGTCACCGGAGACGATTGCTCCGATGGCCCACTCGATCTTGGCACGCTCCTCTACGGAGTACAGCGTCCCTACCAGCTCATCCCAGGCGTCGATCTTTCCAGGCGCGAGAGAGTACGGCAGGCGCTTGCTTACGTAGTCAGACTTCTTGACCTCCGTGTTCGCGAAAGTGAGAGTCTCGTCCAGCGGGTGACTGTTGTCACTGATGTTCTGGACGTACTTCCGGAACTGCACCCATCCCTGTGAGCTGAATGAGCGGAGGTCCTTGATCTTGTACTGGATGCCGGTGGCCGCCTTCTTCTCGTCGGCGTACCGGTGCAGGTCCTCGTCCACGAGACGCTGAACGTCGTACTCGTCCGTAGACCACAGGCCCTTCTCTTGATCCCATACCGCATAGAAGCTCCGGCCGCGAACCATGAGGTCCGTTGTTCGGCCGACGATGAAGTCGGGGTAGAGCTCAAGCTCACCCTTACGGGGACCGTTCTCGATCTCTTTGGTACTAATCCTATAGAAATCCATCTACCCTCCCCGTTCATCATTCGTTCTCTATGAGGTAGGCATTGAGCTGGTACCAGATCTCCACCTCTCTTTGGTTCTCTGATGGATGCTCCAACGGAAAGAGCCCCCCGCGGCCATCAGGCATGTAAAGACGGTAGACAAGCTTCTGCAACTTGTCCGCCACCTCTTCGTGGACTCTCGTGTTGTAGCGGGCGTCAGTCCACTCTTCGAGATCCAGATTCTCGATCAGACGCCAGAACCACCCTCTCGGCTCACCCTCAGCTTCGAAGGTGAGATGACGTGAAAGGGCGATCATCATCTCGAGAACGGAACACTCGAGTGACATCCAATCGTCGTCTACGGTCTCTATCCCACACTCGTCGATGAATTCGTAGCGAAGGTCTTTCCCATCCTCCACCCGGTTGTCGTCATTGGGCACCAGCCAGACAAACTGTGTGCTATACAGCTGCCTGGCCAGCGACCAATACGTACGCGACGGGTTTCTGACCTTGACGTTCGCTACTCCGGCGTAGAGCCACCTGAGATAGAGCTCGTCAAGTGGCTCGTTCACCCATCGGCCCACTCAGACCGACGAGGCTTGCGTCGACGGGGCTCCTCCGAGTGCTCGAACCCCATGACCTCCTTCGCGTACTCTCCCTCACTGAGGGCGATCTCGAAGTCGAGCTCCATCTTGTCGTTGCGGACGAAGAGCATGTTCTTGTCCTTGGACCCATGACCGAACCGCTGAAGGTTGAGGTCCCCGACCTTGTCGTCGGATTCCGGAACCATCTGGTCACGACTGTCAGCAAGAACCCCATCACCCTCGTAGTAGGTCATGGACTCCTGCTCGTAGTCCTTCTCGCCGATGAGGAACTCCTCGTTGGAGATGATGTACGGCGCCTGCTCGGACCGATTCTTCATCTCCTCTGCGAGATCCCAGGTGTCGTTTGTCTCGGCCTCGGTGAACACGTTCGTCACGTTGACCACGACTCCTTCTTCTGCTTCCCCTGGAGAGGTGACCCCCGGGTGTCCGTAGGACTTGAGCGCGTCGACAGCCTGGCCGACGGGCTCCTGTACTACGGGTGATGCGAACTGCTCGACCAGCTCTGCGGGGTCGGGCTTGTTGTGCAGACGAGAGTAGAAGTCCTTCGCCTGAGCGATCTCCTCGTCAGCGATGGCCTGGTACTTCTCGTCAAGAACCTTCTTCGCGATGAAGAAGCCTCCTGTGGCGGACACAGCTGACACCAAGAAGGCGCCAGCGATAATCATTCGATCTGTGTACTGCATGACGCCTCCTTAGATCTTGTCCCAGATGGTGCCGTCCACGTTGAAGTCGAGCACGTACCCGTCCTTGCCCGCGTAGAAGTCACGGACATCGGAGTTAGGCGGCTCGAAGATGCCCAGGTCGATGAAGCCGTCACCCGAGCGGGAGTCCTTGTCCCACAGCCAGCCGACGACAACACCCTCGGGGGTACGCTCGAAGCCGAGCATGTCGTATGCCTCGTTGAGGAACACGTGACCGTAGGCGTTCAGACGATCGTTCAGGAACGTCTGCTGACACTGCAGGAAGTACCGGTTCTTCTCGTGGTTCCGGACCCAGTGCTTGTTGGTCTCCCCGAAGATCCGAGAGTACGGAGCACCGTCGCCGGCCTTCTTGGTGGTGGTCTCCTTCACCTTGCCGGAGGCCAGGACCTCGCGCTGCGTCTCCGACGAGACGCCGTGGTAGAGCTCGCGCTCCTTCTCCTCGCCGTACTCGTTCGTGACCCGCTTGCGGTACTCGGTGAAGCCCTTGTCGAGCGCGGTGTAGGCGGCAGTCAGACCAGCGATGCGCTGACTCTGGATGCGGTGACCCTGGGACAGAGCTGCGATGGATAGACCACCGACGACGACTGCCGGCGCGTACAAGACGGCCACCTTGCCCGCGGCACGGACCTTGATGATCCTCTGCTCTCGCTTGACACTGCCAGCGGAGTACGGACGACCCACACGATTGATCTCGACGTCCACAAGGTCTTTCTGTGTGTCCTTGAGAACATCTTCGAGCTTGAGGGTGGCCCTGCATGCGAGCACGACAGTGCCCACCACACCCACGACGCCGACGCCGAAGAGAAGGTGCGGGCTGTTCTTGGACACGAGCAGCGCCGTACGACCTGCCTTCAGCGTCACTGCGTTGGGAAGCTTGATCTTCATGATTTCTCCTGAGTTAGATGTGGTGAACTAGTCGAGTGGTTCGGGACGGGGGAGGTCAAGCAGATACCCGCCTCCACGAGCCCGGACTACCCGGGACCCCGCGAGGTCGATCCACCCGTACTTGTAGTCGGTGAACTTGGGCTCCTCGTTGATCATGTCGTACAGGTCAGCGACCGTAGCCGCCTCGTACTTGTCGACCAGCCCGAAGAGCCTGTCGAGAACCTCATCGGCCTCGACTCGCTGGCTCAGCAAGATTTCGTCGAACTCGAAGTTGGTCCGAGCCCGGCGACTCATCCCCTCACGGGAATCCCGACGCCCGATGGACGACGGCTGGTCGTAGCGGGTGTGTCCGATGTTGCCCTGCCGGAACACGTTGTGACCTGGACGTCGCCCACGAGGAGCCGAGTCACCGAACACCATTCGCTCAACGCCCATGGTGAAGGCGTCGACGATCATGTCCTTGGCAGCCGGCATGAGGATGTCCATAATCACAAACGAGCCCGTGCCACGAGCGTCGCCACCGAAGGTCTCGGCGAAGCGCTTGCTCAGGGGCTTCTTACGGCGGACGACATTGGTCTTGACTACCGCCTCCTGCTTCGGCTTCTCCTCCCTCTGGGACGGCGCAGCCTTTCGGATGCGGCTGTTTCCTGGGAACTCGCTATCCATAATTTCCTCAATCCTGTTGGAAAAAGACAAATACCACGTATGGTATCTGTCTTTTGAGCTACTCGGTCGGGTTGACGGGATCGGTCTCGAGGTGGAGGCCGAGCTCAGGCTCAGTCTTGCTGGCGGGCTTCGTGCGAAGCTTCGTGAAGAAGTCGAAGAGGTCGTCGATGTCGTTGTCGATCACGCGCTTGGTGCGCATGGCCACGGTTGCACCCACAGCGTAGGCGCCAACCTCGAGCTTGACCTTTTGGGTCTTGCCTTCGGTGGCGACGTTGTTGCGGAGTGCACGCTTGACCACGCTTGAAGCGCAGTGACCGACGACGAGGCCGGCGACCATCTTGGTGATTCCTCGCGGAGTTGCTTGACGCTTGAACTCAGCAAGATGGGCCTGGAACTTGGCGTCCAGATCGTTCTGGTCCATAATCATTCCTTTCGTAGGGTAGGTCTCATTACAAGACGTGTGTTCTCCGCGAGAAACTACCCGAGGTCGGGGTTGTTGTGCTTGAGGATGTCCTGCTTCAGCTCCCACTTCGCGATCTTGCCGTCCAGAAACTTCTTGATCTCTGGCGTGTACTTGACGATGATGAAGCAGGTGGCATAACCAAGCAGAAACTTCTTCATGTCATCTCCTTACAGAATTGGTTGAATGAACTGTGCGAGGGCACCTTTACGCCAGCTTGGACCCCCGGCAGGGGGATGTCTGAGATCCAATCTGGACATCTAGGCGGTAGTTTTGTGTGCAGCCGTCCTGAATAGGGCGAGACCTCCCAAGAGACCCTCGCCTGCACCCCTCTTCGAACTACTAGTTCTTGCGCTTCATCGCGATGGTCACGAGCATCGCGGGCTTGGGACCCTTGAACTCGTTGTACACCGCATCGAACTCCTGCTGAGTACACCCGAGAAGCTCCTCTTCGGTGTAGTCGAACCAGTTGTCCTTCTTCTGCAAGGCCCACTGCTCCTTGGGCTCCTTGTTCGTGGGCAGCTCGACCGTCTCGACCGGGCGTCCATCGAGCTGGATACCCGTCTCCTTCTGAGCCTGCTCGATCAGGTCCCCAGGCATGATGCCGACAATGAACGACACTGCCTCCTCGGGGTTCTCGAAGAGCGACATGAGGAAGGCGTCGTACGCTGCTGAGGCAGTGAAGTCCTCCCAGATCTCGTCGTTCTTGCGGAACCGCGAGCCGTCCTCGCTGCGCCGGCCGTAGGACATCTTGATGAGCTTCTTGACGAGGTCCAGGAGCCTGCGGACCTCTTCGGTCGTGAGCTCCCGCGGCTCACCCTCGATCATCGCCTGCAGTCCCTCGACCTCGTCGACGAGCTCCAGGTGGTCGGTGAGCTCCGACTTCGACACGTTGAAGTAGAGGTTCTCGGTCTGATTCGTACCGTTGAAGTCCTCGTACTGGATGGTCTTCTTGAGCATGATTTGATTCCTTCTGTTGAGTGAGCGAAAGAGAAATGCCCTGTAGTTGTGGCTACAGAGCACTCCTCTTGGGTCCTTCGATCGGGTTGATCAGGAGGACGAGTCGGTCTCGACGGTGACGTTGAGCTTGCCGTCCGTGGACGCGTTCAGCTTGCGCTTGAGCACCAGGACAACGCCGGCTGCGGCTGCAGTGATGGCGGTGATCTTGGCGATCTTGCGCTTGTTGAAGCGCGAGACGGTCGGGGTGGGCTCTTCGGTCAGGACGGTGACGTTCTCGGTCATGGTCTTTCCTTTCGGTAGAGGATCTCATTACAGACCGTGTTTTTCTCGCGAGGATCAGCCGAATTGCCACGGCTCCCGAAACACAAAGCTCTCACTGACAGTCATTCTCGCATGCTGGCTTGTCAGTGCCCCCGAAAATAGTTCCGGATCGGCTCCACACGGTACTCGAATGCGATGCATGGCCTGTTGTCGTCAGCCGTCGTCGTTGTGAACATGATGTCCATCAGCTTGTCCCCGTTCCACCCGAGCTCATCCGACACCCCCGTGTGATCGAGCCCGAGGTAGTCGTAGAAATCGCTCAGCGAGGCGTACACACCGCTGTTGATCTCATGGTTCACCTTGTTCATGGCGTGCTTGATGGTCTCCATGCTGCTGTAGAAGTACCTACCGGTGAACTTCTCGTAGCACAGATCCTGTCCTCCGCCTGTAGCGAAGACCTCTTGACGACCAACAGAGTCACGCTGCATACGATCCTGCTGGACCTCGTCGCGGATCTTCCGCTCCTTGTTCTTGCCGATATGCTCGACGACCTTCTCTGCGTACTCGACACGGGCCTTCTCCGCGACCGAATATGCAGCTGCGATCGCTGCCGTACGCCGGGTTCCGATCCGGTTGGCTCCAACGATGGCTGCGATGGTGAGCATCATCGATGCTGCCGGCGGTACGAACTCGATCCACGTGAGCTCGACCTTCTCACGCGTGGTCAAGTCGTAGTCGGAGATGTGCTCGTGCTCGTTCTTGGGGTCGTTCATGAACAGCGCGAGTCGCTCCTTGGTGATCATGTCGTTCGCCCGAAGTGCTGCCCTCCCCATGAGCAGAGACGTGGTGATGGTGCCTGCGACGCCGATTCCCGTAAGAATCGCCGGCGAGTTGTCAGACAGAAGCTGTTGCGACACCTTGACAATGTCACGAATTGAAGTCACGTCGGTACCTCTCGATCTTCTTGAAGAATTGGCGAGACTTGCGCTTCTCGTTGATCATGTCAACGAACTTGTACACCTCGCCGATGATGAGGATGCAGATGCACAGCCAGGCAACGAGGAGACCCCCGATGATGAATGCGAGGACGAGAGTGCGACCCACCTCGATCATTACCTCCTCCGCCGGTTCTCGCGGACGAAGATCCAGATGAGCCAGAGCCCTGCGGTGAGGAACGTCATGAAGACGTCCCCCAAGAACCCGAGACAGCCGTAGTTCGCGCTTCCAGACATGGCGTGCTCCTTCATATTTGGGTGAGTGAAAAAGAGATGAGAAGTGATCTTCACTGGCGGGTGAAGGGTGCGTGAGGCACCTTACTTCTCATTACAAGGCTTGTAATTCTCGCGAGTCAAAACCTAAACTCCGTGTGGAGTCTAGGTCTCGAGGTCAGGCCTTGCGGATGCGAACCTTGAAGGTGAACAGCTTCTCGATCGACTTCTTGAGCATGCGGACGACTCGCGAGATGATCAACAGCGGTAGGGCTGCGACCATCACGACGAGTGCTGCCAGCATGCACACGATGACGAATGTGCCGATGTCCATTTCGGGTCCTTTCGTTGGGTAGGTCTCATTACAAGGCTTGCGTTTTTCGCGAACATTGAGCCAAAATTGCCCCGCGGGCTTTTTTGGGATCTCGTTCGTAGCAATTTTTACAAGCCATGTAGGCGCCAAAATATAGAAGACGTGCACGGGGTTAGCGTACACGCCTTCTATATCTGGGCTGCCGTTGTAGTGGTCAGATGTGCCTATCGAGTCTTCTGGAGGAAGCTCAGGGCTTTCGAAGTCAAGATGTTCTTGCTCTCGTATGTCACGATCACCACAGCGACGAGGAGGTTGCCGGCGATGATGGCCAACGTGTCGGGCTTCACTCGCTCAGGCTTGTCTATATCCTTGAGCTTGTAAAGCTTCTCCAGTTGGTCCGCCATCGCGGAGTACTCCTTCGTATCTGCGGTAAATCCTTTCATTTCAGAGAGCAAGCCATCTATGGCCTTCTCGAGCCCTGTCTCCTCGCGGGACTTCGAGTTGAACATATCTCTCCTTCTCGTAGGGCGGTCTCATTACAAGGGATGTAGAGCTCGCGACCACTACAGCGCGACTACTCGGCCCCGTTCACGCGGAACAGGACCTCCTTCTTGTCGATGATCTCCGTCGGGTCCTCGACCTTATTGAGCTGCATGTCCATCAAGGTCCGACCGTCGGGCTGTTCCACGACGTTGATCTCGCCGTCGTACTTCTCGTCGCTGTTGTTGTAGGCCTTGGTGGAGAGACCAAGAAGCGTGCCCAGGAACAAGTCCACGGCGATGATGATTCCGACGACCTCCTCGGTGTTCGGCCACCCCATGAGGCCAGACACCGTGGCGTACAAGGTCCCGAGTGCCGGCAGAACGATCTGCGCGACGAACTTCAGGGCGTCATACGCCTTGTTGCTCAGGAAAGAATTCATAGCAGTCCCCTAACTACTGGTTGAGGCACTCGGAGAGTTCCTCGTTGGTTGGGTACGGAAACTTCTCGACGCTGATGTCAGTCTTTTCACTGACTTCAACGAAGTTTTGGAGAGATGTCAAGTACTCTCGACCTGCTTGAGTACGTGTCGTCTCTGACTCCGGCGGCTTTCGAAGAAGCAACGCGAAGAAGTCTGCCTGTGCCTTCTGCAGCTCTACGTTGGCTTCAGCACGAGCCTGCGTCGACTCGGTTCTGTAGTTCAATGCTCGAATGGTCTTGGACAGGAACTCCTGATTGCAACTGGTCACTACAGCGACCTGCTTCTGCGTTGCTTGCAGTTCTTCCTGAGTGTCCTCGGTCTTGTTGGAAGCTTGGACGCTTGCAAAAGCACCCCAAGCTGTCAAGACCACGACGACGAGAAGCACAACGTCCCACATGAGCGGGTATCGACTGAATCCCGCGTCATCAGCTCTTCGGTGACGTCGCTTCTCCTTCACAATGCCGTCGATCTCATCCACCTCCTCCTTGATTTCCCGTAGAGAACGGACGATGTAGCCGAGCGAAAAGCCTATGAAGCAGCCCAGCATCAGCCAGGACACACGCTCAGTCCAGGTCATCGTCCACCTCCTTCCGCTTTCTCTCATTTCTCTCGTCGTTGTGCTTGGTCAGTGTTTTCCGTTGAGTGAGGACGTAGGTTAGAATTACACCTACTCCCGTAAGAGCTCCCGGGTTCTCACCAATATTCAACCCCAGCGCTGGTCCAATTAGAAGCAGGACTGCGCCCCCCACGCCAACAAGGAAGAGGACAGTAAACTGCCATTCCTTCATACCTACCTCCTAACTGGACAGAATCAGGGTTGGATAGCCCCGATCTCCTTCCGCGTCCTCAGTACGAACGTATTCGGATACGGCCATGGACGTCTCAAGCCCATATTCCCCGAGGAGAGTTACCAAATCTCCTAGGAAATACTCCTTGTTGTACTCGTATGGAGAAAGAGCCGAGACTGCTCCATCGAAAAGAGCGGAACGGTTGTGCTTGCTGAGCTCGATCAAGCCTTTCTGAACGAGTGACGCTTGGAATACGTCCTCGTCCTCCCCGGATTCCATCTTTCCACCGTCGATAAATAGGACACGACGGTTCAAACCCGAAGGAATGGGTGCAGGATGGGTCAAACCCAAACCAGGCCAAACACTCATGTTGCCGAGAGACGAGCTAACCAAAGCCTCGTTCTTCAGTTCCTTGTTTGTGAACAGATACTCCGGGTTGTCGATGTGGCCTGAGTCATAGTGAAATATGACTGGCTCCACTACGCTCTGGTTCCTCGACCGGTTTGTCCCGTTGTAAATATCCAAACGCATCTGCGCAAGGTTGGTCGTCCACGTCGCCGCAATGTTTCCTCGAGCCCCTGAGGTGGACGTGTCGAACGTCGTCACATACCCCGAGGTCTTGTCCGGACGAATGCTGCGGTACCCCAGACCACCCAGGCTTAGGAAGTCTCGTAGCTGTGGGTATACAACCCCAGCCTGAAGAGTCCAATCCAAATATGTCTGTGGGAACGTCGTGCTGTTTGTGACGACGAGGTTTGCGATTGCGTCGTAGATCCAGGTGAGTTGATCATCGCGGCTTGGGTCCTGCCCGGTGGTGTTCACCAGATAGTTCCACAGCAAATATGCAGCGATCTCTGAGCACCTGTATTGCTTGAGCATGGGCCAAGACTGCTGGTATTCGCCCATCATGACTCTCTGCTCAAGGAAGGTATCGAACGTTCGACCGGTGACGGTCAACGTAGGAGCACCCTTGTCATCTCGCTTGATGGAGTGGTTCTCGACGATCTGGACTTCCAGAGAGTCCATCAAAGAGATGAGACTTCCGACGGGGATCAAGGCACGTGTCTTCTCGACCTCAGGTGTCGTGAGCTGGAACTCACCATTATCCAAATATCTTTCAGTCCAGATCATGGATGAGTAGTCCTCGACAAGAGAGTCGGGTACGTACGTAGCCTTGTCGAGACGCACCACGTCCATCAGATCCCCCAATACTGCGGGAGATAGAACACGTCGTCCCAGTTGAAAGACTGCGAGCTGGTGGCGAAAGTGTTGGTTCCACCGTGCAGCATGAGCCAGTCCGACCCAGGTGCTGAGCCGATGAGGTTCTTGACCACACCAGAACGCGTTCTCCAGATCCCTCGAGATCCAGGCCTCGTGTCAATGACAAGCTTGTCGCCTGTCAAGAACGCGTAGAGGATCTGCATCTTCCTACCTGAGGGACGAGAAAGTGTCCAGTTCGTCACGTTTGCGGTAAATATGAGCTCCATTCGGAAGCCTGCTGGAGCATTACCGACGTTCTGGATCACAGGTGCAGCCTTACTTGTCGGCGCCACGTACAACAGCTCAGGGGCAAGCAAGTATTGCTGCAGACACGGGATCGTCAGCTGAACCTCAGGGTCCTTGCTGAAAGGGTTGATCTCCAAATTCCCGACGTACCCCTGGGTCTCGACTACCACTGTTTCATCGTCCACTAGCTGGACCATGATGTGGTCTTCTTCTCCAGGGGAGAGCATCCCGTAAAGGGAATCGCGGAGATCTGATGCGGACAGACCAGCTCCGTGGTCTGGGTTGAGTCCGATGAGCGAAACGATCTCCCGGCTCTGTGGTCGACGTCCCTGGTACTTACCCCCAGCGTTGAGGGTGGGAGCAATAGAGACGTCGACCACAGGCGGACCCAGACCATCTACATTCTTGAGAATATAGGGATCTGAGGGGAGAGCGTTGATGATCGGAAGGTCGACCACTTCGAGGCCGTTGAGTCGTACTTTTGTGAATCTCATGCGTTCAAGGCCTCCCTTACTAGCGATAGACTGTTCCGAGTGTTGCGGAAGATCTCGACCTCAGACAACGCCTTGGGCGAGTAGTTGTTCTGCGTGTACTCAACCACCGTGGTCGGTGCCTGAGTAGCGGACTCAGTAGTGCCTGGGGTCTGCGAAGCTGTCTGCTGCTCCGAAGATATCCCTTGCGCTTGCGCGTATGACACTTCTGCGTTCACGGCCAGCATCTTGTTCAGGGCCGCCGCATCCTTCTCTGCCTGAGTCAGGTCGATTACCGGAGCGATCACCGGATTCATGTTGACATCGGTCAAGGCCATGCTCGAAAGTCCGGTCATGGTCTTCTTGATCGTGTCCACAGCCGAGTTGGCCATGGTCTCTGCCGACTTCTCAACCACCTTCGTGTACTTGTCGAGACCTCCAGAAACACCGAGGTTGAAGAACTTGCCGATGTCCATACCAACCCTGGACGGCGACTTGATCTTCAGCTCCTTCTTCAGAGCCTTGACCATCTTGCGTGCAACCCGCGCCATTGCTCTTTCGAGCGCCTTGATGCTGGTGGGGTTGTTGAGACCGTCGACGAGACCGTCCACAGTCTTCTGTGCCGAGTCGATGCCGCCCTGGTAAAGAACCCGTGCGGCCTCCTCCCCGAGGGAAGTTGCTGCCGCGGCAAGACGAGCATTCAACGCGTTGAGCTGGTTGACGCCACCGGCTCCGCTTGCGAGGAGCTGGTCTACGAACGGCTGTGCACTCGGACCCTCCTCCACCAACTTGCGGTAAGAGGCATCGTCCAAGCCCAAAGCCTTGAGCTGGTCGAGCGACGCCTTGAACTTCTCGACGTCTGCAGCTTCCTTCTCGACTCCGGCCAAGTACTGGTCAAGAGCGGTGTGCTTCTGAGCAGAGAACTGCTCACCGAGAGAGTTCAGTTCGGCGATACCCTTCTTGCCATCCTCCATGATCTTGTCGAGGAAGCCTTGGGCACCCACACCTTCTTCCAGAAGCTTGTTGTACGCAGTGTCGCTCAACCCTCTCTTCTTGAGGGTGGTAAGCGTCTTCTGGAACTTCTCGATCGCCTGCTCAGCCTCGTAAGCCTTGTCGGCGAACGAAGAGAACGAAGTGTTCTCATCCTCTCCGATGGCTGGTCCAGCAGAGTACTTAGCTGTTGTGCTCTTGGCGAAGTCTTCTTTGGCCTTCTTGGCCTCGTCCAACTTCTTGTTTGCCTCTTCCAGCTTCTTCGTAGTCTTGTCGTACTGCGCGGCAAGCTTACGAAGTTCTCCCTGCTCGTCCTTCAAGTCCTTGTTGAAGACCTTACGGGCATTGGCAGCATTCGCGTGAAGCGTCTTCAGGGTGGCGATCTGCTTCTCGAGCTTTTTAGCCTCGGGAGTGTCACCCTTCTTCGCCTTTGTGAGCCGAGCGAGCTCGTCCTGCTTCTCCTTGAGCTTGGACTCGGTATCCTCGAATGCAGCCGTGATCTGGCTCTTCATGAACTCGAGGGACTTATTGACGTCCTCTGTGCTTCCGACAACTCCGATCGCGAAACCTTGGCCGACGTATCGACCCAGCTTTTCCGCTTCCTTCGAAGGAGACTTCGACTTGATGGCGTCGGCGATTCCACCGAGTGCAGACTTACCGAGATTCCAAGCAGCACCAGCAATTCGCTTCGGGCCTTCTGCAAGTCCCTTGAGCATGCCAGTGATGATGGCTTCCGCCAGATCCCAACCGGCGTCGATGAGCTGGTCGTCGTACTTGTCGATGGCATCGGCCAGACCCCGAATGAGATCGAGGATCATCTGGGCACCAGCGTCAATGATCTTGGGGACCTGCTTACCCAAGGCTTGGATGAACTTGACGATGATCTTGCCGACGGTGGTAACGACCTTACCGATATTGTTCTCGATCCCCTTGAGCAGGGTCATGATCATCGAGATGCCCGTAGCCAACACCTGCGGGAACGCTGCCCTGATGACAGCGAGCCCATAGGTGATCAGCGTCAGTAGCATTCTGGCGAACTTCGGGATGTTGTTGGTAACCGCCTGGATGAGAGCACCCAGCACTGCGCTGAATGCCGCCACCAACTCTGGGCCAGATCCACCGATCGCTGCGGCCAGGGCACGAATGGCCAAGCCGAATTGCAGCGCGATCAGAGGAAGCAGCTGAGCGAAGGCGATGACCGCTGCTGTGAGCACAGCGACACCAGCCATACCCGACGCTGCCAAGGTTGCCAGGCCTGCAGCGAAGAGGAACATTCCCCCTCCGATCAGAGCCACAGCGAGACCCAGCAACGCAACTGCTCCTGCCAGAGCAACGAGAACCGGAACTGCTGGTCCCAGAAGCTTCGCTCCTACAGCAAGCACGAGGAATATGCCTGCAAGAGCGCCCAATGCAGTCGCGATCGTTGTCACGTCGAGATTGCCTAGGATTACCAACGTTGGTACAAGCACGGCCAGAGCAGCGGACACCAGAAGCAGCGCGGCTGCGCCCTTGACGGACTTCTCCATGGCCTTGAGAGCCACAGATATGATCATGAGTGAACCGCCGAGCATGATGAGTGACTTGGCCATGTCTTCGACAGACATAGTCGCAAATATCTTCATGGCACCGGCGATGACAAGCAACGACGCAGACACAATCGCCAACGATGCTGCACTCTTGAGCATGTCCTTCGGCAACGCTCGCATGGCAATTCCGATGGCAGCGATTGCCAATGCAGCCTTCAGACCGCCCTCGAGCATCATCATCGTGTCAAGCGATGCGTAAAGCTTGAGAGCTCCTGCGAACAACGTGAGAGAGACCGCAAGGATCCCAATCGCTGCAGCCGCAGCCACCATCTGTGCAGCGCCTCCGGTCTTGCTGAGAACCGCAGAGGCTGCGACGATGATGCCGAGGATTGCAGTTACAGACCCGAGACCCTTTGCAAGAGTCGCCGAGTCCATCTGACCGAGAAGCGCGACGGCCCCACTGAGAAGTAGAACCGCTCCGGCCATCAGAACCATCGCACCCGCGAGGAGTGCAACACGTCCTGCGCCCAGTCCCTTCGTTTTGGCTTCAAGAGCCAAGATGGCGCCGGTCAGAGCACCCAGAAGGATCACGACAGCACCCAGGCCCTTAGCAAGCTCTGCGGTGTCGACCTTGGACAGCACGTAGATGGCTGCTGCCAGAAGAGCCAAAGCCGCGGCAATCATGAAGATTGCACGAGCCCGGACCTCGGTCTGCATCGACTTGAGGTTTGCTGTGACCTGGTTGAGAACTCCTCCACCAGCCTTGAACGCGTTCTTGAGCTCCTGGAACGTTCCGCCGACCTGCTTGACGAACTTGCGGATCGACAAATATAGGAGCGTGAGGAAGCCCGTGTTGATGACGGCGAGGGTGTCCCCCATACCGACACCACCAAGACCGCCTGTGATCGCGTCCTTGACAGTGACGAATGCGTCCTTGATGCCCTTGGCCGCACGAACGACGAAGTCCTTCACTGCTACGAGAGCATTCCCGACCGCATCGAATGCGTGGTCGACACCCTCAGCAGCGTCCTTAGCCCCTTCCAGGGATGAGGAAACTCCGTCGATGGCCTTGGATGCGGCGTCTCCCGAGCCTCCTCCGAGGTCTCCAAATATGCCGCTGAGGTCGATCTTCCCGATTCCACCGGTGAGCTTGTTGATGAGCTCCTCGATGTTGTCGAGAACTGCCCCGATGATCGGGCCGATGTTCCCGAAAGCAGAACTCAGCTTTTCACCGAAGGCCGCGCCTCCACCGCTAACAAGCTCGGCGAAAGCCTCGGCTAGCTTGCTGACGAGGTTCACCAGGGGTACGAGCGTCTGGTCCCGAGCATCCCGAAGGTACTGGAACACCTGGCCGATCTTGTCGCCCTCAACGAGCCAGTCGCGGAAAGCGGTCACGACGTCAGCAATGCTCGCAACGAGCTCGAGAACGCCACCCGTACCGTTGTTCACCACGCCGAACATGCTGAAGAAGGAGCCGATGACGCCCTTGAGAATCCTCCACCCGATGTCGAACACTGCGAAGACGCCGGTAAATATGCGCTTCAGAGCATCGGCAGCCGGGCCGCTGAGAGTCAACTTCTCGGTGAACTCTCGGAAGTTCTCAGTGAGCTCTGCGAGACGCTTCCCAGTCATCGCCGGGAATATGTCGCGGAAAGCCTCCTTGATCGGTCGAATGACGGACAGGAGTGCTTCCCAGATGTTCTTGATGCCCTCGATCAGGTCAGTGCGACCACCAAGCTTCTTCCAGTCCCCGAGGAGCTTGTTTCGAGCGTCTGCGTTGGCCTTGATGATCCCACCGAGAGTGTCGTTCAGCCCGGTGAAGAGACTCTTGGCCTCGCCGAAGTTACCGAAGATGAGCTGCCAAGTCTGGGCCCAACCCGATCCCGCAGTTTCCTGCAGGGTGTTGATGAGCTGCGACATGGTCTTGACCTTGGTGGCCGCGTCCGTAGCCGTCTTGCCCATCTCAAGAATGCGCTGGGCCTGCTTCTGGCTGAAACCCTGAGCGATCAGGTCCGCTTTGCTGTACTCACCAGCGAACTGCTTCAGCGTGTCAGTCAGAATCGTCTTGTCCAGCCAGCCTTCCTTCAGACTCTCTCGGAAGCTGCCAGACTTCTTGATGATGGAATCGACAGCCACGCCATGTGCCCGTGCAGTGGCCTTCAGAGACTCCTGGAAGACCTTACCGCCCATGCCGGCGTTGACCACCGAGTTCCAGTCCATGAGCTTCACAGACCCGCTAGCGAGGGCCTGAGAGAGCTGGTACATGGCTGTGGAGGCCTGCTCAGCGCTCGAGCCTGAGACGGCTGCGAGGTTGGCGATTCCCTTGATGGCGGACGTTGCAGGCTTCAGCTTGATGCCAGCGGCCGTGAACGTACCGATGTTGCGGGCCATCTCGGAGAAGTTGTAGATGGTCTTGTCGGAGTAGTCGTTGAGGTTCTTGAGAGCCCCATTGACCTTATCCAGACCCTTCTGCCCCTTGAGCCCCGTGTTGGCGAGAATCGTCTGCACCGAGTTCAGCGTGGTCTCGTACTCCTTGAGACCCTTCTGAATCGGTGCGATGGTGAGCGACTTGATGAGACGAGTGCCGGCGTCGATAGCCGAGTTCGTGATTCGAGTCAGTGCGGTTACAGCGACGGTTCCCAGAGCCAGGAACTTCTTGCTGATCCGAGTGACCCCGCCCTCGAGAACGCTGAGGTTGGTACCGTTCAGGGTCTTCTGGACAGTAGAAAGACCCTTCGACAACCCTGCTGGGTCGAGAGTCTTTTTGAGCTTGTCCATCGTGCCCATGGTCTGGGTGGCCGCACGCTCGAACTGCGTGTTCTCGAACTTCATCGAAACGATTCTGCTGTCAACACTGCTGCTCATGCTGTGGTCACCACCTTCCATACCTCGTCAGCGATTTGATCGAACAGGGGCTGCAACGCCGGGTTGATGTAGTCATGCCCCTCGACGTATCCCCCAGTGCCGGTACCGTGTCCGTACTGGAGAAGGATCGCAACGGGGCGTCCCGCAACGACATTCGTGTTGTTCCAGATGATGGAATATGACTTGCCATCATCGAGGATCTCGTAGGTCCAGGAGTCTCTGGTCACACCACTTTCGACCGGTGTTCCTTGACGAAGCGCGTCCACACCCATCTGGGCGAAACGCTCCAAACCCTGAAACAAGTCGTTGGTCATCATGGCTTTCAGAAACTTCTCTGTACTGTTTCCGGAACCTGACACTGAGTACGAGATCACTGCCCCTCCTCCGGAGCTAGATGGACAGTTCGAAGACGCCGTCGACGTTCGTCTCGACCAGACGACTGGTCGGCAGGGTGGTAAATATGCCGGCCACCTTGATCGGGGTCAGATCGCCAATGTCGGTGTCCACAAGCTCCGCCAAGCCCGTGTCCGTGTGCGGAATGATGTCCTTCGGGTCCCAGAAAGTCACCATCGACATGAGCTCATTGATCGAGGGCAGTCTGGGCTCAGCAGAGACTACGAGACCTTCCTCGGGAATCTCTTCATTCACTGAGCTGGGCGTACCACCATCGAGAATGTCGGGTCCAGATGCGGTTGGCGTACCTCCGTCAAATATCAACGTGGTGGTATCGCTACCGTCTGTCCCATAGAGAAGAGCCTCGATCGCCTCAATGACGTCCGCAGGGAGGAATCGGGAGTCCAGCATGATGTGCGCAGTCGGTCTGTATCCAGAGGCGCTCATCGGGACACCGGACAGCTGCCAGGTGAACTCAGCGGGACTGGTGATGTCACTAAAAGTTGACCGAGTCTTGTTTCCTGGAACCGCGGTCAGGTTGTAGACGAGGTGCACCTTGTAGCCGTGGTCAAGACCGTCGATGTCGTTACCGACCAGCGTTCGAAAAGACAGGCCGAAGAGTTTTGCACTCTGACCGTCTACAAAAACACCATCGCTGATCTCTTCGACGCCCTCGTACTTCTCGAACTCATCCGGGTACGTGATGGCGCTGAGCGTCGCTGAAAAGTCCCCTGTCGAAGGATTGTCATTGACTTTGACTCCGTCGAAATATACTGGCTCCGACGAATCATCGCTCATGTCTTCTTCGACAGAGGTCAGTCCATTCCAGACAACCCCACTGTTGTCCGCCAAATATAAGACGCCGCGGTCGACTCCAGCCTCGTAGAGACGCTCGCCAACCTGGTCCCAACGAAGCTTAGTCATTTCGCCTCCTAGGCGATCTTGTAGACGGCGTTGATGCAGACGCTGTCGTTCGTACCTGCGGCATTTGTCCATCCAGCCGCTGCTGTTCCTCCATTGGGAACCGCGACCCACATACCTCCATCTTCATGGAAGTTGAAGTTGTGGACGGTGTTGTTGCTGGTAAAGCGGTACCAAGCCGGAATGCTGGTGTAGCTGTTTACGGGCAGCGGTAGACCGGAGTACACGTAAAGACGGAAGTTGCCGGAGTCTGGTGTGGTGACCGGGATGATGCCGGAAACTGCGATCATCTTGTCGCCCAGATATGCAACTCGCAAGGCTGCGCTTCCGATGGTGAATGCTTTGGCGATCTGCACTGTGATGTCGGGACCACCTCGAGCGGTTGCTCTCCAAATCGAACCGTCCCAGACGTATTCGACCTTGGTGTCGTTCAACACCACATGCTTGCCCAAATATGGGCTTGTGATCGCGTCTCGCGCGGCGGCATTCGCGACGATCTGGGGGTGTGTGTCTTGCTCATCAGCTACGGCGACCCACTCAGCCAGGCCAGCGTCGTAGCGGTTGAGTCGGTCAGTGGTGATGTTCGTGATCACTCGACCATCCCACAGGTCGTCACCAGAGAGGTTATTTCTCTGGGTCGTGGTCAGAGCGAGAGTCTGGTACTTGAGCTCCGATGATGCCGCTAGTGCAGCACGAACTTCAGGCGGAAACTCGTAGTCGTCGTTGATGCCGGCGAACAATTCGTAGGTCATGCTCACTCCATTCTGTATAGACCGCTGGTTAGCGTCTTCTTCAGTCGGGTGTTCGGTAGCGCCCGGTGAATTCCGGCTACCCTGGTCTTGTACAGATCGCCCATGCCCGGGTCAAGCTCTGAAAGACCGGTGACGTACTCCGGGTCGATGATCAACGGACTCCACAGTTCCGTGATATCAAGAAGCTCGTCAAGGCTTGGGAGGCGAGGGCTTGTTGTGGATGATCCGTAAAGAAAGACCTCGAGAATTTCCAGGATCTCAGGGTCCGTCTTTGTGGAATCGAACGAGAAGTGCGCTGATGGACGGAAGGTCTCACTTCTTGGGGGAATCGCGTCGATCGTCCAGGTCAAAGCTTCGACGGATGGCGTATCTGTCAACGAGGTGTGAGTACGCCCGCTTGGACTCGCAAGGGCGTTGTAGACCACGTGGAGTCTGTAGCCTCTTCCACCGAGGTCTGTCTTGTAGGAGAGACCGAATCGGTCGCGAGGCTGCCTTGTAAGAACAAAGCCCGGAACAACCGAGCGTTCGCCGACACACGGAGCAAATTCCGCCGGAGCCGAAAAGGCAGATACCTCTGCCTGGAAGTTTTTGGTACTGGCAAGGTCGACGTACTTGATGCCGTCGTAGTAGTAGGAGTTGACTTCCCCACCAACGATGGTCTCGTCGACGCTTACCAAGCCGTTCCAAACCACTCCTGGGCCATTTGATGGGTAGAAGACACCCTGATCAACGCCTGCCTCATACTTTCTCTGGTTCTCTTCTCCCCAGACAAGCTTGGTCATGGATGCCTCCCTCCTAACCCTTTGTGTTGAACTGGGCCTTTCGCTGTTCGTTGAGCTGACGGTTCTGCGCGACGATCTCGGCCTTGCTCATGGGCTTAGCCTTGACCTGCTTCTCGTTGCAGACCCGAATGAGCGTAAACAACTTGTTGAGATGCCAGTACTGGGCTTCGAACGGGATGGTGAACTGGATCATCCAGTAGTAGATCAGCTCTGCAGTAATGATCTCTCGACTCTTTGGGCCATCAGGGACAGGTCTGAACCAGGTGGCGGTCATCTTGGCCCCGATGTAGTCATTGATCGCCATCATGTTCTCTTCAGAGAGGCTGGCCAAAACCTCCGGAGGAACATTGGGAGTCACAAGCATGGCTTCGAGGTAGTACATTGTCTCTTCCGTTGTTTTCTCAGAAGAGCTCAAGAACGGTTTCTCGAATTTTGACTCCCATTTTGACAGTGAGGAGAGAGAGTGCTCCAGCTCCAGATCAAAAGCATCTGGAAACGTGAACACTTCTTCTTTCTCGTCCCAGTGCTCTGGACCTAGAACTGTGATTGTGAGCACTCTCTCTCCCCCTCTCGTCAGCTAGCCGATCAGTAGTCGAACGACCAGTCCTCGTCGCCGGTGACGCGGTAGCCGGCCAGGGCCACTGCCTCGACGTTGGCGGTCTGACCAACCGTGAGTGCCGGCTGGGCACCCGCGGCCTTGTTGACGCCGTTGACCTTCCACTGCACACCGGTGACGGAGGGCAGGGTGACCACGTGCGTGCTGGAGTTGTACGACGGCTGGCTGGCCGTCACACCCAGGTCGACGTCGGTGGTCGTCCCCTCGAAGAGGTCGATCACCTCGGCCGGCAGCGGCAGACGCGGGTCGACGCTCTCGGTGCCGTACAGGATCTCCTTGAGGTCGTCGAGAGCAGCCTGGCCGACGACCGTCGAGTCGAGAACCAGGTGAGCCGACGGCTTCAGGTCGGGAACCGCGACCGGGGTGGTCGAGAACTCCCAGCTGAGAGCCGTGAGCTCGGGCGACTCGTTGACCGTGCTGCGAGCCTTCTCCGACGGCGTCGCGAGAGCACCGTAGACGAGGTGGATCTTCTCGCCGTAGTCGTTCCCGTCGACGTCGTTGACCTTGAGCGTGCGGTAGGAGAAGCCGAAGGACTTGCGAGCCTGCTGCGTGATCAGGACGCCACCGGCGCTCTCGACCGCACCCTCGCACTCCTCGAACTCCTTCGGGTACGTGAAGGCCTCGATCGTGCCGGCGAACTCCTCCGCCGAGACGAGGTTCAGGTACTTGATGTTGTCGGCGTACTGCGCGTTGGCCTCGGCACCACTGGGCGACTCGGTGACGGCGGTCAGGCCGTTCCAGGCCACACCGTCCACGTAGGCGCCAGTGTTGTCGGGCTTGTACAGGACTCCGTGGTCGACACCGGTCTCTGCGACCCGCTCACCGACCTGGTCCCACTGGATCTGGGTCATTACTTGTGTTCCTTTCAGAAGAAGAGGATGTAGACATCGTGGTTGAGGTTTTCTGCCGTGAAGAACCTGTCGAAGGAACACAACGGCAACTCTGCCACCTTCTCAGGAATGTCGCTGTCGACATCCTTTGTGATGATGGTGACCTGGTACCCCTTGGTGTGCCGATAGCGGCGATTGTCAGCATGCTGCACCGATTCTCTGTCTCGCTTGAAGACGATGCACGGATACTGCATGATGGTGTTGGTTGGAGGCTGGAAGTAGACGTTGTCTGACCCCAGAAGAGCTTCCAAAAGTGCTTGAAGCTCAGACCGCCCTCGGGCCATTGTAAACACCTCCTAGCCGCAGTAGAAGGCGGGGACTCTGGACTTCGACGTCTGAAACCGTCCACAGAGCCCCCGCCCACTCGACATACCTGATGGCGTGGAAGTGCTCGTTCGCGTACGCGTCAGCAACGATGGAGATTGAGTTGCTGACAGAGAGATCGTTGTTGAGACTTTCCGGAGCCTCTCGCAACTGTCGTACATTCCGAATGACATCTCCGAAATATGACTTCTCGGTGATGACGTCGGCCCATACTCCAGGAGCGGTTTTGACGTTCTCTCCGTACCCGACTTTCCCTGAGAACTTCGCCATGTCGGGCCCTTCTGGTTACGGGTTGCGGGTGAACGACCAGTCCGTGTCGATGTTGTGCTCGAAGTAGTACCCGGTGGCCGGGACTGCCTCGACCTCGACCGAAGCACCCGCCGCGATGGCGGTCTGCGCACCGGCGGTCAGGACTGCGTCCGTCTCGGCGTTGCGGTAGACCACACCGGTCTGGGTCGGAACGGTCAGGACGCCGGTGCTGGTGTTGAACGTCGGCGCCGTCAGGTCCGCCGTCACGAGGGTGCCGTCCGCACGCACGAAGACCTGTGCAGTCTTGTGCTTCGTCAGCGCGCCGGACATCCGGCCCTCGATCAGGTACTTGTACTGGTTGTAGTCGATGTCGAAGTCGTCGAACGTCGAGATCTCGCCGCCCTTGGTGGTGCCGACCGAGTAGTCGGAGAGGTTGACCAGAAGGATCTGGATCTCTCCCTCGTCGCGGGTGACACCCTCCATCGCCGGAACGTCCGTGATGGAGTTGACCTCGAGCTCCGCTGCCAGCTCGGTGCGGTTGCGGTAGAGCCGGCGGCCCATCTTGTCCTTCTGGAGGAGCATGTCGTTCAGGATCGAACGGGTCATGAAGGCGTCCGGGTTGCCAGCACCCTTGTAGAGCTCGCGGGACCGGATGACGGTCTCGACGAGGGCCTCGGGGCTGATGTTCGCCGGCAGGTCGACGACGTCCGTGTAGAACGTCGCGTCCTGAGCGATCGGACGAATGTTGTTCTCGTTGATCTTGTCGGGGTCGTCGGGCTCGCGACCGTCGCCGACGAGGATCGCGCGCGCGATCTCCTCGTTCAGCATGAAGCGCATCTCGCCCCAGATCCAGTTGACGACGTCGAGCTCCGTGATGTCGACGATGTCGTCCCGGTCCAGCTGCTGCTTCTTGTAGATGGTCTTCGGGGTGGTCTCTCGGCCGGCGAGCTCGAAGAACTGCGTCTTCTTCATCGTGGCCTTGATGTAGCCCTTGGCCCGCGCCTCTTCGTGCGTGAGGTCAGCCGACATCGACTTGATGCGGCTGTACGGGAGCTTGCGGACGCCGCCGAGCACCGTGGTGACCCACTCCATCCGGCGAGTGATCCACTCCGGCTTGTTGTCGATCATCCGCGCCTCGGGGAAGAGGAGCTCGATGTTGGTGATGCCGTACTCCTCCGCGTGGGCGAGGAGCGACTCCTTGAAGGAGCCCATCTTCCAGCCGTCGTCCACGATGGTGGAGAGCTGGTCGTGCGACAGGGTGGGGCCGTTCCGGCGCTCGGTGTCGGCGTCACTCTGATCGAAGACGTTGCGGGTCATGTCTGAACCTTCCTGGTGGTCGAGGGAGTCCTCGGTTTTGGTGTCGTCGGTGGTGCCGGCGTCGTCCCCTTCGGACGCTCCGTCCTGCTCTCCTTCGGGCTTGTCACCCTCGGGCTTGTCTCCTTCGGGCTCTTCACCCTCGGGCTTGTCTCCGTCGGGCTCTTCACCCTCGGGCTTGTTGTCCTCGTCGGCGTGCTGAACCTGAGCCTCGAGAGCCGTCTCCACCATGTGCGCGACGACGAGCTTCTGCTCATCCGTCATGGAGTCGTAGACGTCCTGCACGGTGAGCTCGTCCGAAGGACCGGCCTCGTGCTCGAGCGGAAGACCCGTGTAGATGAAGGCCTCGTCCTCGAGGACGTCGTAGTCGTCGGTTCCGTCACCGTGAGCGATGCGAACCTGGTCGATCAGGGCCCCCGGGTTTGCACCCGACAGAACTAGACTGACCTCACGGATCGAACCGTGAATGACGCTGCGAGCCTGCTCCTTGAGCTTGTTCGCCCAGATCGACAGAGCCTCGACGTCCTTGTGCTCGACGATGAGCTTCGTGTTCTTGGCCTTGGGCGTGTCGTTGAAGTAGCCGTAGCAGTACACACCCTCCGACCGGTTCTCGAGGACGACGTGGCCCAGAACGTTCTCCGGGTCCTTGTGTCCGTGCTGCCAGACAAGCGGAACACGCTGTGTGTCCTGGTGCTTGAAGGCATCGCGCATGATGGTGCGGCCGTCAGTGCACTCGATGCCGACCTTGGTCGCCCAGCCGCTGAAATCTGCTTCCATTTTGACAGTCTCCTTTCACTTCTTGGGGACGGCTGGCGCCGCCGCTGGTGGTGGATCTTCTGGATCTTCTGGATCTGGTTTCGATCCACCAGGAGGCGGAGTGCCGAGCTCCGATTGAGGCATGTTGCTGTTTCGAAGCTCGTCCGCCTTCGGATCCTTGGCCGGCTTCATTCCGATGGCTTGACGCATCTCGTTGGAGGACACGATCTCGTTCCTGGTGAACTTGTCGGCGATCTCGGCCATCTGTGAGATCGGAACGAGCTTGAACGGGTCCTTGTAGTACTCGATCGACTGACCCTGGGTCCGGGCAGTCTTTGTGAGGAACGACCGCCTCATCGATTCGACGATGGCGTCGAGGATAGGGTTGATCGTTCGGTCGTAGTAGTTCAGCATGGCCGATTCGTCAGCCGTGCCGTTCATCACCTCGGGCGTCAACCCAAGCTGGGCGTAGAGCAGGTCGACGAGGTACTCGATCTGCTTCATCAGGTTGTTCTCGGCCGGTCGGTTCAGCTGGGTGACCTTCTCGGTACCGTCCGTGTAGGCGATACCGTACTGGCTCCCCTTCAGCTGGAACTCGATGTCCTTCCGGCGTTGCTCAGCCTGCTGTCGCTTGCCCTCGGACTTGATGACGTAAGGCAGTTGGATGATGATGTCGAGCTTTCCCGAACCCGACTGCTCATCGATGGCATCCAGGATGCCAAGCTTTCGAATGAGACGCTGCAGAGTCGAGTTCGGCTCGTTCATCACGGTGTAGAGAGGGTTCTCAACGATCGCAACGAACTTCTTGTCTAGAGTGACCTCTTGACGGCGACCATTCTGCTCGTTGTAGATGCTGACCTTGACCTTGCTCGGGAACCAGGACACGATCGTCCCGACTCGCATCGACAAGATGTCCCAACCACCACTTGAGTCTGGATTGATCGTTGTGTCGACAGGAACAACAGCGATAACTCCATTCTCGAACAAGGACATCGCGATGTCCTGTCGAAAAGCTCGACCCGGCTGGTCCAAGTTCGCAGCAAGAGACAAACAGCTGTTCAGACCACTCTCTATCTCTTCCTTGTACCGCTTCTCGTCGTCGAGACGAACGTGTCGAATCGACGTTGCCGCCACATCGACCGCCATTCGTGTGTAGATCGACGCGATGATGGTTCTTTCGCTGCCGATACGAATGCGAGGCCGACTTGGAGGGGTGCTGTAGCTGGAACCTGATTCTCCGAAGGGGTTTCTCTGGTCGTAATCGTCGTTGAGAAACACGTTCCATGCATGCACTAGACGATCTCTGATTCCCATGTGTCACCCCCTTCCGTGAAAATTGTCATTCGAACGCCTCCTTGTTGGCCTTGTAGGCGACATAAGCGTCCATCAAGGCGGACACGTTGTCGATTTTCTCTTCTTGCCGCCGCTTGAGAAGTTTGCGGTTTCCGTTCGTGTCTTCGAGCGTAATGGCGTTACCCATCGTGAAAGACATGAGATCCTCGTCAAATATGAGCATTCTCTCCTCGGCAAGGATCTTGAGCTCACCTAGAGGCACGGATTCAGTCCGTGCACCCTGGATTACCTTCTCAACACCGAACGGACCATTCTCAGAGGTCCACCGTTCTACGAACGGCTTCGCGTTGTACGGGTCGTAACCGAAAGCACGAGTGTCGTACTGCATGGCGAGGATGTGGGCGTCGACGTCGTCGAAAACCTCACCATCCACGTCCAGAACGGTGCCCTCCATTACATGAAGACTGCCCTCCCTGACGAATTCGTCATACTTCATCCGAAGAGCACCCGGAAGCTTCGACAACGTAAGAGTCGTGATGTAGCTACGAGTCTTGACGCCGAAATATCCATTCCGGAGTGGGAAGAGGAACGTGAACGCACAGAAGTCGTCACCCATTGACAAGTCGGCCCCCAAAGCACAGGGCATCTGCCAGAAGCTTGCGCGCGGGTGCGGGAGAGTGTCCTCGTAGGTGAAGAAGTATGTGTATCCCTCCATGGGGATACCAAAGCGCTTGGCGAGGATGTCATTCCTTGTGGCCGGAGCCTTTTCTGCACGCTCAACATCCAGGTGGTAGGTCTCGTAGGAGATCGTCTTCCCGATGTTGGGCTGAGCCTTCATCCACTTCGATGGGTCAGCTACCTCTTCGATCTCGTCGAGCCTGTAGTGAAAGATCGAAATATGAGGCGCCAAATAGTCGCCCTTTAGGATGGTCGCCAACTCCAGCTTGATGGTGTCACCGCTGCCATTACGAACAGTTCCTTCTGAACTGATGGCAACGATGAGATAGTCGTCGAGCTTAGAAGCACCCTGCTCGACAGCACCAATGACGTCCTCTCGGATGTCTCCGGAGAGCCATTCGTCAATGGTGGAGATCTTGGGTCGAAGACCCTGAAGTTTGTTGATCGACATCGGCCTGATCTCAAGCAACGAGCCGGTGAGGAAGTTCTCAACGCCCTTCTTTGTCGAAGCCAGCTTGACACGAAGAGCTCGAGAGCCCGTCGTGTTCTGCATCGAACCCTCTGTAAGGAACTTGAACAGAGGGCCCCTCGCGCGTGTGATGGCCGTGCGTATCGGGGACATGACTTCTTCTGCTTGTTTCATGGTTGGTGCTGTTGTGATCTGATGGGTTGTCGACGTGTCCACGTTGAGGAAATATGACTGGATGAAGGACGCATACATCGACTTAGCAGCACCTCGGGCAACGATTAGGTACTGCTTTGTTGTTAACCGCTTCTTCAAGGTCTTGACGGTGTACTGACCACCATGACCATCTTCCGACGGCTGGTAAACAGTCCGGTCGACGAAGTAAAACCACCCAAAGATCTGCTCTGCCCAGAGCTTGAACGTTGGGAGGAGATGCAGATCACCTCCATCGGTAAGAGTAAGCTCGTTCTCGCAGTACCGAACGAACCCCTCAACGGCTTGGTCGTCGTAGTAGATGAGCGGGTTGGCGATGAGTGCATCAATGCGGTTCATCTCTTGTGCGATCTCCCGACACACTGGGATGTCGCCCCGAATCACCGCTTCGCGGAACTGGCCGTAGTAAACCGGCGTGGCCGTGTTTGATAGACCCATGTCAACCCTCCTTTCTACTTCTTTCTGTGCCTTCCACCACCCGAGTCCAGGATCTGGCGGAGGAATAGGGTGTCTTTGCCCGTGACCAGCTTGGCAACCTCGTCCTGACCCGTGCTGATGATCAAGTCGGTCGCCTGAGTCGTGAGACTCTTCGGCTGCTTCTCGAGGAGCTGCTTGTAGTTCTGCTCCATCTGCATCCGAGTCACGAGGGCCTTGAGTTCGTCGTTGGGAAGGGCGTGAGTGCCGCTCTTCTTGGCAACCTGTCGGTTGGCAACAGCACGAACCGCGTCTTCAGAGATCTTGACGCCCGATCCGCCACTGACCTTGATCTTGTGGCCCGGAATCGCCTTGATGGTGACGTGGCCTGTTGGTCCTGACGATGTCGAACGCCTACGGACGCCCCAACGCATTCCCTTGACGCCGTAATGCGCGAGAACTTTCTCCAATGCATCCATTCCTACCTCCTCCCTAGTCCTTGATCTCCACGGTGGTGGTCTTGAGAACGCCGCCGATCTTGGCTCCGCCCAGAGTAAGCGGGTACACGCGGCCCTCGTCCTTGTAGAAGAACCCGTCGACTGTTTCGGCCTTGACCCAGTCCCAGAACGGGAAACCGGCGTACTGAATTACTCCTGCTCGGTTCGACGTAAGCGTGGTGTTCTCCAGATCGGTGAATTCACCCTTACCGATCTCTACCCCATCTACCCAGACGGTCATAGTCTTACCTACGACCAACATGCGGAAGATGTACTCCTGGTCATGGTTAAACGAGGCAGGTTTCGACAGAATCGTGCGTTCTACCCCAGAGGATCGAACGTAGATGACGTGTTTGTTCTCAGCGCCGGATGTTCCTGGGAGGCTGCCGTCATGCTTCACAGCTTCGTAGGCGACGAAGTTGTTTGCGTCGGCACAGAGTGCTACAACGCCATGGACCGCGTGGAGAGCGTCTTCCGGAGCTCCAGAAAGCTTGAGCTTGCACGAAATATCCACGTTTCTCGACGCTGGTCGAACGAGCATGACTGGACTGCCGGTGAAACCGTTCTCGTACAGAACGTGGTAGCTGGAGCCATCCCAGTAGTATCTCCAACTGGCACCAGCTCCGATGGAGGACCAGCTTCCGTCAGACAGTGCGTTGTCTCCAGTGCTGTACTCGTTGAAGTCGTAATCCCAAAGTACAGAGCCCATTATCTCCTCCTAAGGAGTATAGAAGAAGATGATTGAGCCGTCCGGATACGGAGAAATATCCGTTCCTACTGGAAGAACGATCGTTCCTGGTGCACCTGGGTTTCCCTGGTTTCCTTGAGGTCCGGCAGGACCTGTGGGGCCAGTTGCACCCGTTGCGCCTGTGGCACCGATGGGGCCCGCAGGACCAGGCTCGCCAGGCTCACCTTGGGGGCCTTGTGTGCCGTCGCCGAGGTCGATTTCGAGATCCTCGATGGCGGCGTCGATGAGAGCTTGGACGGCGTCGGTGTCCACGTAGTAGTCGAGATCCGCCCACGTGTCGACGCCATTCCCGATCTTCAACCGGTTGGTGTCTCGCTCGAACCCTGGCTCACCATCCGCAAGTACTGGGTTTGAGGTGGTCCACTGAGCAGCAGAGCCCTTACGAAACTTGATGTAGTACATGAGACCTCCTCCTTACGGATCTAGAAGATAAGAGCCAGCAGATTCCAGCAGCATTGGGCCACCAGACTCCAAAGCGATGGGGCCTTCGGGTGGAACGTAGCTCGAGTACAACTCGGGCGGGTCATCGACAGACAGAATCGCTCCACTGACGGTGGCGGCATAACCAGAGATCGTCCCAGAGTTCGGAATCGACGCGCCGGCTTCATCCATTCGCCAGAAGAAGTTCGTGTCCGCCGGGAGAGCTCCTTCGGCAAACTCCAACATCTTGGCGTTGTTCCAGACAGTGTTGTCGATGGCCAAGAAGGCTAGAAGACCGCCGAGTGTGTTCGATCCATCCGACGTGTTGCCGATGTAGAGCGGATCTGAGTTCAAAGCAATTGCTGCAGCACCACCTGGAGCCGAGGAATAGCTAACTTCCTGCACATCCACGCCGTCGTACTCGTAGATGGCGATAGGACCTGGTCCAGCAGCGTATGTCACGAAGCGACACTTCCATGAGGATGCCGGGATGATCCCAGTAGCACTGATGGCCACGTAGTGTGAGCCACCACCAGCTGCTTGACGACCACGAAGCATGGTCACATCACCCGATTGGCCAGTTGCCTGTAGACAGCCGGCCGCCGTTCCTGCAGCCTTACCGCAGATTCGATAGTCGCCCTCGCCCGCACTTGTACGTTTGATCCAAAAAGCGACAGTCCATGCGGTCAGGTTCAGTTCGGTACCGTGGGCAACGGTCAGGATGTCGTCGACGCCGTCGAATTGCCGCGACATTACGCCGCCTTGATGATGCGCTCGACCTCAGACGGAAGGCATGCCGATGAGTCCTCGTTGTTGCACGGATGAAGTTCGACTACGGAGCCGGGAAGAACCCGAACATCGTTGTTCATCGACGTCTCGATGTTCCGCTGAAGACGACGCGCTTTCTGCTGGGTGGAAAACCATCCGCCGCCGGTAGCCATCCACTTGAAGTGGAGATCTCCGTCTTGGAAGATCTCAGGCCCGTGCGCGCGCTCGTACGCGTTGTCCTCGTTGATGATGGCCGTCTCGGCATTCATGGAGACAGCGATCGCTTGGGCTTGGGTGTCGCATCGAAGGTAGTAGTCAACGCGGTATCGCATAGTTAGCCCACCTTCTTGAGAGTGACTGCAGAACCAGGCTGCATGACGGCGTTCGAGCTGGCAACCTCGCTAGCGAACATGAGCTTGAGAGTGCCGGAAACCGTCACAACGACGATGGCCTCGAGGACAGCGAACATGTCGGCGTTGGCCGTGTCGACACCCTGAGTGAAACCGCCAGGAGTGTTGTCAGCACGATGGCCCTTGCCCTCCATCATCTGAGCAGTTGCAGTTGTTGCCTGGTCAGATATGCCTGTTGCCGCTGCAGCACCAGTCGTCAGCTCGTATCGATGTCCGACATTCCGGGTTACTGTTCCGCTGTGATCGAGATGGAACTGAATGCCAGTAGTCGTCGCAGCTGTCTGGTAGCAGAGCCAGTACTTCACGAGATAACTGCCGGGAGCAACTGTCAGCTCCAGCTCAGTGACACTTGCTGGGGTGATGGTGTTGTTTGTTTGCGAGCTACCCATGCACTTCGAGATCTCACCGAGATCGGCCGGTGTAGCTTTCTTCGACACTCCACCTTGAACAACCGGGATCAGTTCTGCGCCCGTCAGAGGAAGTGTCGCCGATGGCAAGTCACTGACCTTGGTGCCGGCGCCACCTGCTGCATCCTGAAGCGCCTTGATGTCGGCGCCGATCTCTGCGATCAGTGCATCAAGACGTGTCTGAAGACTCACGCCTTCGCAGTGGTGTAGAGAGCGACGAGGTCCGTCTCGGGGTTGCCGAGCTCTGTCTGGGAGTAGACAGACAGAGTTGCGCGCATGGTGGCGACATCCGTGTCGTCAAGCAGACCGCGAGCTGCGGAAGTGATCGTGCCAAGCGTCCACGTCTGAGCACCCGTGGCGTACAGGTACTTGTCTGCAGCAGAGGTCTGGCCGGCGATGGACGTCAGGTCTGCGTCGAGAGGCTGCTTGTTCGACAGCGCAGTCGTGACTGAAGCTGCATAGTTGGCGTCGTCGGCCAAAGCAGCAGCCAGCTCGTCCAGAGTGTCGAGAGCGCCAGGAACACCGGCGCCTAGGATCTCTGCCTTGAGGGCTGTCCTTTCCTGACGTACGCCCGCAGCCGTGACCGCGCGCGTGGAGTCGGTTCCAGTGGCCGTCTCAGCCAGAGTTGCCAGCTCGACGATGCCCTTGACCGTCTCGGATGCATCGACTGCAGACCATCCGCCACCGCCCACCTCCGACTGAACCTCGTTGATTGCTGCGATGAGACTGGTCTTGTCGGTCGTGGTGAGGGCGGCCAGAGTGGTACCCGTGCCAGAACCGGTGATGAGAGCCCGAATGGACTTGATGTCAGTGCCGATCGCTGTGATCAGGTCACTGATCCTTGTTTGAAGCGACATGATCACACCTTCGCATTCTCGTAGAGGAGCACAAACGATGGCCCGTCATCGTAGACGGGGTGCGGCAGAGCCGCGTTGATGTGGGCGAGGATCGCCTCGTCCGACGCGCCATCAGGCGCAAGTGGCGTGAAGTACGGAAGCTCCGACCAACGTGAGGTTCCATCGCCGATCTTGAACCTGTTTGTGTTGGTTTCGACACCAGGCTCGCCTTCCTCCAGAATCGGATTCTTCGTGTCCCAGTCGTAGGAGACATCCCTACGTAGCTTGATGATCTGCACGTTTCCTCCTACGCGCTTCCGCCATCGATGACCTCGAGGTCATCAGGCAGCTCGTCAGGATCGGGGCTGACCCATGCTGTCTCTTCTCGCTGGACGTTGAGACGCCACTCGAGCTCTTGGATCTGCTCCTTGAGCGAGGTCGTGTGGAACGAAGTCGGCGGAGGGTCGAAGAGTAGCTTGACTCGAAGGAAGGTGTAGGTCTTCACGTTGAGAAGACGCGGGTCGGTCCCGATGAAGTCAGCCCACGTGTCGGTAGCATCCTCGACTCGGTAGCCCTCGGGCGGTCCGATGCCCAGCTGGTTCAGAGTTGAGAACACCGAGTTGATGTGGGTCATGATGTTGAGGTCGAACGCCGTGTAGCTCTCCTCGAGGTCAAGGATCTTCTTGGTGCTTGTGAGAATGCTTTCCGTCATGGTGGTCACCTCCTTCTTTCGCTACTCATTTTGACTGTTTGTCAGGAACTCTTGATCTTCAGTAGAAGAGTAAGAGCGGCTTGGATCTTCTTCTGCTTGGCCTCCGACTTGGTGGCCTTCTTTGCAGCTCGAAGAGCCTTGATCGCCTCGTCGACGTTCTTGCCCCGACTTGGCTTCTTCGTTGGGGTCACCGGAGGAGCTGGCTTGGTGATCTCGACCATCTTCTTCTCGACCAGGATCCGGAAGTCGTCCATGTCGAACCGAGGGTCGATCTTCCCGGTGACGCTGGTCTCCTTGTGACCGTTGACGGTCTTGTGGGAGTTCTCGGTGACCTCGACACTGAGCACTGCACACAGCAAGACGTAGGCATCCATCTGCGCCTTCGGCCAGGGCTCTCCACGTCCGTCGTTGAACGCCTCGATGCCGATGTACAACGCGTTACCGTCGCCACCTGCAACCGTACCCGCCATCTTCGCTACACCCGCATGGTTGCAACGACCGGCTGCGATCAAGTAGACGGTGCCGTCTCGATCAAGACCTGTCTGGGACAGAGGACCCGGCAGATCAGCGCGTCCTTTGGCGAGGAGGTTTACGACATTCGAAGTCGGGACCGACTTAGTGGTTGCCGTGTGGTGGCACAGAACGCCTACCGGGTCGAAGTCTCCGGTTGACTCCGGCCGGCCTCGCTCGTACCAGCCAGGACTGACGACGACCTTGAGGCCGTAACTACGAAGGATCTCGGGAAGGTTCTTCGGAAGTCGCGTGTGTGCCATGAGTGCCCCCTACCATAGTTGTGTGTCGCCAAGACGACGAGGAACGAGTTGACGTGGAAGCTGTCGCTCGTCTCCGTAGTGAATGGCGTTGTGCGTACGAAGAGTTGTGGTGATGAGGTACTCAGGATCGAGTATTGACCCATCACCATCTGTGATGTCATCGACCGTCACAGGGTTCATGTGGTGGATGATAAGCTTCGTGTGAATGTCGAATCCTGGAACTGCCAGATCGCATCCTTGGTCACGAACGATGACGAAGTGTCGAAGTTGCCGCCACTCTCTGGACGTGTAGAAGCGCTGGTTCAACCAACGCTCCGTCCCGAAGGTCGCTATCCCTACTTCACTCCGAAGAGCCAGGTAACAATAGCGTTCCTCCAGCCCGTCAAGCTGCGAGAGCTCGCTGTATGACCTAATCATCGAACGTCTCCGTCGGCTCAGCTCCTGTGTAGGAGCGCATCGCGTCGAGAGCATCCTTGACCAAGCCTTCCATGCGACCCTCGGACGCCAAGACCTCAGCCTTGGCTTTGAGGAGTGTTACTTCCTCGCCGATCCGCTCTTGCTCGAGCTTCTCGCGCGTAGAGCCCATCTTGAGGAAGTGAGTGATCACCTGAGAGGATGCAGTTCCTTCACGGAGCTGTTTCTCAGCTAGATCTACCGAAAGCGAGATCAGTTGGTTCTCTCGACCCTCAGGAGACGTTGCGGGTGGCCGCCGAGTCTTCTTGACTTCTTCAGAACTGCTGCGGTTAGCCATAACGCCTCCTTCCCCTAGTGGTTGGGCGCGGCTAGATCGATTTCCAGGCCTGGATCGCCCAAACGAGGACGGCGAAGAACAGACCGAGCGGCAGAAGACGTGCGACGAAGGTTTTCTCCGACGATCCGGCGAACGCATCGATCAAAAGCAGGATGCATGCGACCGAAAACAAAAGTGCGTAGACCTTGTCCATGAGTTTTCCTTACGATGAGGGGAGTTTTACAGGTGTCTTACCGTGATGGAAAGTGGATTGTCTGTGGAAAATATCCCCCCGGGGAAATTTTTAGGAGGGCGGCGATGCAGGAGGGGGGTAGTTTTTGCGAGACCCCCCTCCCCCCACATCTTTCGCCTCTCCAATCCTCAAACCACAAACAACTCAAGCAGATGAGAAAGTTTAGGAATTTTCTCTTGAAACTTCTACCTTACGATAGAGGCCAAGGACGTTCTCCCTTACAATCTCATCAACTGCTGACTCATACTCGAGATCCTGATCTGCTTCTGACATCTCTACTGATGTACGAATCACCCTTGCTAGAAAGGATGTTGTGTTGTACCCAGCAGCTACGTCATATGCGTTCCACTCATCAAACTGAGTGAATGGATCGAAAGGATTGTCAACAGTGGTCAACATGTGTTGTACCATGTGTCTCACTCTTCCTCTCTGATCACACTACTCTTGAGTGTGGACACGGCGACGCCTAGGTGCTCAGCAACTTCAGCAGCAGAGTAGCCTGATGCAAGCATCTGCTTAGCTCTGTTCTGCTTAGCTGTTGTCATCACTGTTGCTACCCTAGGTGTGGCCAGAGCCTTGACCTTATCAAGGTCTGTATTACGAAGGATCTCTGTGAGTCTGTGATTGGTGATTGCACCAGCCTGTATAGCAGCCCACTCTGTAGGAGTGATGTCTATCTGCTGCTTATCAGCACCTGTTGCATGACGTGCCTCAGCCAAGGCCTTGTACTTCACCTTCTTCAGATCATCATCATCCATGTTCGGATTAGCTGCTTTCTTAGCAGCGATCTTGGCATTGGCCAATAGCTGAGCTTGCCTCTCCAAAGGCCTATTACTGACAGCTAGATGAAGCTTAGCTACCAGAGAACTAACTTCTGCCTTATAGTGCACTTTTGCACTGGGAGAGTAGGGGGTACTTTGTGTGGTGACGGCGGCTTTTCTAGCAACATTCGCCATCGCTTTGAGCTTGTTTGAGTGGTCTGCATAGACCTTCTCAATGAGAGTGCCCCCATCTTTTGAAACAAGGGCATGTGCATCGGTTTCTTCACCCAACTTAGTTGACTTGGTAGTGCGGGGGTTAATTTTGCCATCCCTGCCTACAGTCACCCTATTGGTGGGCTCAAACACCAATGCTCCAGTGGCCTTGTCTATAGGGCCACCTCTAGTCATGGAACGGGGCACCCTTTCAGGAACCCGCTTCTCAGAACTAGCTCTTGAAATCAGGGTTGATGCACCACCCTGAGCTCGGTTCTGGTACTTCTTGTTCAAGGCAGCGATTCCGTTTACTTCTGCAGAAAGCTTCCAGTTGAGATTGTGCTTTTCTGCATCGATGACCACCATGGAATGCCGCACTGCACGAGCGATGTCGTCTGTGCTGGCCCTTTGGATGGTCATGTCTGTGATGAGATTCGAAACCAGACCCATCTGAGTTTGCTTGGTTCTGGAATCCATTCGCTTCATTCCCTCATAAGCAGGGTATTCTGCGATTGGGTCGAATCCCTGAAGACCAGCAAGAGCAGGGCTTGTTTTCAGCTCTCGGCCAGGTGTCTGAGGAATGACGAGAACTGTGTCCCCATCGAAGTCTGCCCCAGAAAGACGTTCTGCCACCTTGGCGTTGATACCGATTGCATCCTGCGCATCTCCTAGAAGACGCTTTGCATCTCGATGTCTGTTGTTCACAGTGAGTTCAGGAATCTCGAAGGTTCCGCCATGAGGATAGCGGATGAGAGCTACACGCTCGCCATTCTTGAAGTTCGGAGCGTATACCTCAGTGTCCTTCATGGTGGTGATTGGAAGGATGACCTGCGACCTCTGACGAGGAAGATGAGCAGCCTTCATGTGAACAGAAGCAGAATCCGTGGTTTCCGCAAACTTCTCGAGGAGATGCCTACGAACGGTCGGATTCGTGAGAGCCATGATCGTGTCGAGCTCATTCTTTCGGCTCTGATAGGTCATGTCGAGTTGTGCCCTAGCAAGCTTGGGAGTCTGCTTGGACAAAACCTGCGACGAGATGCTCTTTGACCAATCGTCCCAGTCACCTTCACCGTAGACGATGTTCATTGCCGAGGTTACTTTCTCGACACCTGTCTTCGGATCTCTTGACTTGAGCTGATCACGGATCTGAGATGTGAAAGGACTGTCGGGGTCCTTATCCATCTCCTTCAACGCATCGAGCTTGCGGCCGGTGCTGGTCTTGTTCGTGTTGAACTCGAGGTCTACACCCTTGGGGAGGTCAGTCTTGTACATCGCCATACCCTTGATGTAGTGAGTACCATCGATGGCAATGCGGACCTGTGCATACCTCTTGGCTCCGAGCGAGAGATCAGCAACGCCAGGCCTGACGTAAACAACACCGTCAAGCTTGTCTCCGCCATCTTCCTTGTAGCGGATAGCCAGGCGCTTCGAACTGATGGACAGAGGCGGGAGAGTCTTGGAGAACGAACGACCGCCATCATCCGAACGATCCATGACCTGCTGCACATCATTGCGTCGAAGCCAGACATCCTTCTGAGTCATGCCGGGCTTGGCGAGAACCTTGTACTCAGTGTTCTTGCCGGTGGCAACCTGAGGGTTCTTGAACTTATGAACCGTGTAGCCCTCTTCCTTGAGCATGGCTACAGCAACAGCCAGCTTGTCCTTGGCGACACCAAGCCAGTTCTCAACACCACTACCGATGTCGATGATCTCCTTCTTGTCAACCTCATCCCGCAACTTGGTTGACACAGACTGAAGGAGATTGGCGCGGTCTGCTGCTCCAGATGCAAGAAGAGCACGAACGGATGACTCATTCCGCTCCATCTTCTTACCGATTGCGATGTTCGACATGCCCTTCGCCTTCAACCGCTGAGCCTGGTTGATGTCTGCCTGCAGGGCAGCATTCTTGGCGATGGTGTTGGCTGCACGAAACTCAGTGCTCGTCATACCAACGCCTCGAGCGATCTCGGTGTCTGACATCCCTGCACGTCGCATCTCTGCGAGGTGATCAAGGAAGTTTCGACTCCGAACGTTTACAGATCCACCAGAACCCCACGGGTACCTGCCCGACCTGCGGAGGATGCCGTAGTGCGCCAAGTAGTCATCCTCTTCGATGATCACGACATTGCCTCCATTCGGATTGCGTTGATGCGCTTGTCGAACGAAATGATCTTGTCCATGATGTGGGTGATCTCGTCGGGATCAGGGATCTCGGTGATGACATCGTTGTTCTGGTAGATGCGCAGCTCGATGTTGATGTCGACCGGCTTGAACCGGTACTCGAGGCAGAACAACGCAGCATAGATCTTGAGCTGCATCATGGACGTTGCGGTGACCCCATTCTTAAGGTCATGAATTCTCAGCCTGTTTGCACGGAAAGAGACAGCGTCTGCAGTTCCGAAGCAGTTGTCTGAGTAGTGAAGAAGAACCTCAGGTGTCATGCGGTACCCGATAGCCTCATTCACATACATGTTCATGGTTGTTCGCTTGGTAGGCATCTTCTGTCCCAAACGAATAGCCATCTCTGCGAAGGCGTGAAGCTCACTCCCTCGTTGTGCAGTCATGGCACCCATGAACATACGGTCGAGCTTCTCGTCTGAGTAGTTTACCCAGTGGTACTTACTGGCGCTGAGAAACGCGTGCCGGCCTACGAGATCTGAATGCTTGTTGAAGAGCATGTAGGACTTCCTTTTCGTTCTCGGGATAGATGCAGGCACCAAAGGACATCTGAGAAGCCAGGTCGATGAAATACTCCTGGTTCACCTCATAATCCTCAGGTCCTAGAGGCCGCTTCGGCTTAACCTCAAGCCAGGCCCAGTGAATGCCGTAGAAGATGGAGAGATCGGGGATGCCCTGTTGGTATCCGCTGTCATTCTTCAGAACGACGCAGCCAGGGAATGCCCGATACAACTTCTTGATGAGACGCGTTTGATACGTTCTCTCAAGCATGTTGTCTCCTTTCAGCAAATTTGAGATACAATGTGGCAATCACATTCCTTCCCTTCTATTATATACCGCGAATGGTGCGCGTGGGAATATCTATGCCTACTGAGGAAGGAGCTGGAACTCCAACCACTGAGGGAAGACTGGCGTAGCTGTATGAGCAGACACGATGATGTCGTTCTCGAGTAATCCATACTTGAGAGCAGCATCACGGACGTCCTCAAAGATCTCCCCTGTCTGGATGAGCTGCACACCACCCGTGAATCCGAATGCCATGCCCTTGAGGAACTGCTGGTGGTACCGGATCGCAAACCATCTGGGTCTCCACTCCAGATTCTCTACACAGTTGTTGGTCCGGTCACCATCCAGGTTGATTGGAGATGCGTGCTGCCATGTAACTGGCGGAGGTTCCAAGAACGCCTTGGCTACCAGCAGTGCTACAACTCTGCGGTGATGCTCACCACCCTCAGAGAGGAGCACATGAGGTATACCTTGCTGGTTGATGCTGGCGACCTTGATGTGATCCGAGTACGTGTTCATGATCCTGCCGCGATCACTTACGGCGTAGGAGGGGAAGTCGGGGATTGTGCGCCATTGCTCTTTCATGAGCCTCCCTTCGATCTGCCAAGATTTCTTGTACAAAAAGTTTCTATAGAGGTCTATGTAATATCTAGATATTAACTAACCTCGCGTGAAGAGTTTTTGTACCCCTGTTTTTGGCAGAAATGACAAATCGGACAGTAGATATTAACTCTTTATCTACTCAGAACGGGCGAAATCGGACTCGTTGAAGTTCTTTTTGGCTTTCAACGACTTTGCGATGGCCACATCGATGAGAGACTTGGACTTAAGCACATAGTAGTAGAGATTGGTATAAGGTGTGTTAAGTCGGTCAATTCGTCCATGGGCCTGGTGGAAGTTCTTGTAGCTGTACGTCATGCTGTAGAAGACCATGGCGTCTGTGGAGATGCAGTTCCACCCTTCCGCACCTGCCTGATACTGGACTAGGTACAGCCAGCTATCCGTGTTCGGGATCGCCTGGTGCTTGTGGCCGTTCCTTTCGGCAATGGCAAAAGTTGTGTCCTTCTTCTTTATGCCAGTTGACGTGGGCCTTGAGGTCTTCATCTCTGATGTCTCCGTCGGGAGTGATGTAGACGGATCCTTCTCCTTGGAGGATTGGATCGAGGACTGCATCAACGAAGAGGCCGTCATCTGTTTCAGTGATGCTCCTGACTCGTCCGATGGGGGTGTTCCACTCTCGCTTGTACTCTTCGAGGTTTCGCTTGTGAGTCTCCTCTTCGAGAGCTGCGATGACGTAGGTCCTGAGCTCGTCCTTGAGCCACTGGATGGTGTCCTCAGAGACTCCAAGTTCTCCGAGTCGTTGCTCTCGCTTTCGCTCTTCTGCGTCCTGGATGACATCGAGCGGATCTTCGCCGGCTTCGATTCGATCTGCATCTCTATCCTGCTGGACAAACTCCGCAACGCTTCGAGCTCGTAGTCGAAGTTGTAGAAGACAATCAGTTTCGGGTGTACCTTCAGGAGTCGCTGGATAGCCGTTAGCCGGGTCGAATCGGAATTGACAACCTTCCTCATCACAATGAAGAGTTCCGCTACGTCCCTCAACGGCCTGTTCTCGTATACATGCCATCTGTCATTCACCACCCTATCGAATAGGTCTCGATCGTAGTCGACTGAGACGATCTTAGAAATCTGTCGTGTGTGCCTGATGTACGGCATCTGCACCAGTAGGCTGTTACGCAGCCGTACAAGCTTCCCTACGCCTGTGTATCGCTCGACCTTTGGGAACTTGCTGTAGGTGTTGTAGATGACGTGTTCCCGCTTGAATTCTGTCCTGTTACGGTAGAAACCATTAGCAACAAAGACAGGTATGTAATCCAGCCAGGTATCCCCAGGGGTAGCACTGAGCAGAATCCACCGATTATGCCGAGCAATCTTGATAAACGCTTTAGTCCATGCGCCCGATCCAACCAGACGCTGCTCGTCGAAGATGAAGAAGGCATCCTTGACCTCCGCATACTTGTTGATGTTGTTCCAGCTGTCGACGGTGAGCAAGCCGGCTACGGACGCAGTACGACCCACACCGTAGCGAGCGAACTCCTCAGCCCAGTCAAGGCTGTCTCGTTTCTTGGCTGTCGTGATGACGTAGACCGCTTTGGGCGCCTCCCGCTTCATGTAGTACGCAGCAGCGGTGTAGGACTTACCGACTCCCGTCCCACCAGCCAGAATGCAGCCGTTGTGCATCTTGAGTAGTGCTTCTTCCTGATGGGGCTTGAGAGTCATAGTTCACCTCCTTAGAATAAGACTTATCACTATTGCCGCGTACAAAACAACTATGAGTCCCCAAACCCAAAGTTGAAGTTTCACAATTCCTCCTAAGAAAAGAAGAGATGCTGTGTAGCATCCCTCCCTTTGAGTTACTCGGTGAGGGTGACTTTCTTGAGGACGATCTGGGGTCCGTCTTCGATGTATCGGAAGTTGTCAGCAGCAGCGCCTGGGCTGTACAGCGCGGGCTTGCCATCTGGGTCGTCGAAGACGAGGAAGTTGTTGCGAACTTGCTCGAATGTCAACTCGGTCAGATGGGGCCACACGGCACAGGCCAGTCGGTACGTGACGTGGTTCTCGATCACGAAAGCGAACTTGGGGTCGGGACTCATGGTGTCTCCTTGGGTAGTAGGTCTCATTACAACCCGTGCGATCCATGCGAGCAAAAGCTAAATCCCGTGGGACTTAGCTCTTGTGGGACTACTTGTAGCGGCTGGTTGCCACGCGTCGGTTGACTTCCTTAGCCCAGGCCTTGGAGTTCCGGTTCTCGTTGCTGGCGGATAGGAGCTTGGACAGTGCGGTGACTGCGGCTGCTCCCACGCCGATGGCGATGACGGGGTTCTCCTCGGCCTGACGGCGGAGGTTGGTCAGGAACCTGTTCATGGTTTTCCTTTCGGTAGTAGGTCTCATTACAGGCCATGTTTCAGGTGCGAGGGGTACGCTCCATCAAGATCTGTCCGTGGTCTGCGTCGGCGACTTTGAAGCCGTATTTCTCGTAGAACTTGATCAGCTGTTTCTGATCGAGACCGTCCTTACGCTTTCCATACGGCTGGGCATCGAGTAAAACGGTCATGCCCATGGTGTCGAACACCCGGCATATCTGCTCCATCAGCTCAGAAGCATGACCCTGGTTCTTCTGCTCAGAGTGCATACCCGTAAGAACCGCTGGGCCTTCGTCCCACTCACATAGCTTGACCTGAGCGGAGCGGTACCAATGTGATGATGTCTTCATAGTTCTCCTTAGGAAAAACCAAATGCCTTGGGGCACTTGGTCTTGAGGGGCTAGTCGGAGTATCTGGCGACGATGTCGTCGATCTTGTCCGTCAGTTCGAGCTGGCTCTCCGTCAGCATTCTGATCAGTCGGGCTTGGGTCTCGACGACTGTTGTGACAGCGGATACCGTTTCCTGGGTTTCAGGGCGTACATCTCTGTTCAACAATTCGACGAGATCCGCGCCGATGGTCAGGATGTTGTGGATAGCAACAACGAACTCGGTTGAATCGGTGGCGGCCATAATGGTCCTTTCTAGTAGGTCTCATTACAAGCCGTGTAGATATTGCGTGGTAAAAGACAGATGCCGTGTAGGCACCTGTCTGTGAGGGTTACTCGAAAGTCTTCCACTGCTTGGCGGGCATCCGGCGCTGCTCGTCAACGTGCTGCAGGTAGGCGTCCAGACGGTTGGTCATGGGCTCCACACCGAACAGGTTGACGAAGAAACGCTTGATGTGCTTCATGTGGTCTCCTTGGGTAGTAGGTCTCATTACAACCCATGTGGATCTTGCGAACTACACCGGTAGGGGCCAAGCGGGGGGGATGCCGACCCCTACCGGCTATTCAGTTGTCATAGCGGGTTTCCAATCCGCCGGCCTCCCCCGTACTGATCCATCAGCTCCAAGGGAAGTTCTATGGGACGCGACGTCTCAGCTCATTCGCGATCTCTCGGTTCTCGAGAGTGATCTCAGCAAAGAGCTTGTTGACATCCAGCTGTCGACCGATCAACTCGTAATGCTCGTTCATGTTCTCCATGAACTTGTCGAAGGGGGTGTGCTTCGCGTAGAGAGCGATGTCTCTCGGGTCGGGATAGGGCTCGTCGGGATAGACCCCATCGAGAGCTCTTGCCAACGCGTTGAGATTGCTGCGAATCATCTCGAAGAGCTCTCGGCTTGAGTACATCTGGTACCGCTCCATGTCAAAACCTTTCGAAAGAAGGAGTGGGCCGAGGGGGCTGAAAGTCTGTGGCAATCAGCCCCCCCGGGAATTTTCGTGCGGGTGATGCCGGCGATGCTGTGAAATTACTTCTTCTTCTCCTCGGGAGAGTTGTGAGTTCTCCCGACGGGCTCCGCGGCCGGAACCTTCGCCGTGTCGACGATGTTCACCGGAGCCTCGGCCTTCTTCTTGGCCTTCGCCATACAGATCACCTCCTCTACTTCTTCTTGGGGTGGGCCATCCCCCCGCCACGAAGAACCTTGTTCTGCTCCTTCACGGCGGCCTCTCGGACTGCTTCAGGGATGTAGGTGGGGGACTTGTAGTCCTTGAATGCTGCTGGGGTTACCTTCTCGTCCATGGGTGGTCTCCTTGAATAGTTTGGATGAGGGTGCCGAGAGGGGAGCCCCGGGTCGATGGGCACTCCCCCCTCGCGCTATTCAGTTCTCCTTCACGCCCCGTACGCCGAGCCCCTGCAGAGGCTTAAGCAGGGCGGTTCTAGTCGGCCAGAGAGTCTCCGTTGTCGTACACGGACTTGTTCCGGTCGAGATCTGCTTGCGTCCAGTTGTCCGGGTTCTTTCCCGGAGGCTCCTTGAACTCGAGCTGGTCGGGCCAGTGGTTGATCAGTGCGTCCGTACCCGCGACGAAGCTGCTGTTGAACGCGTTGGCGGTGTAGACCTTGTAGCCGGTGCCGGCGTACAGCACGTAGTCGCCCACGAAGGCCTTGGACTGCCTCTCGTTCATGGGCCGGAAGGCACGGACCTTGATGTACTTGAGCTTGTCGACGTGAGTGCGTACGTCACCCCCGCACCACTTCGCTACGGCCTCGAGGTTCTCCTCGGTTACCAGGACAGCATCGACCTCGTAGGAACGACGCTGGTATTGCTTGACTTCCAGATCCTCAGGCATCTTTAGCCTTTCTATCGCTGGGGTGGGTGGTCGGGCAGCCCCGCACGTGGTGCACTCAGGAGCGTCCGTACCCCCATGGGTATGTGGTGGGACG